ATCGGAACATCTTTTGTTTTGTACAAATACCACTTCAGTAAATCAAATTTCTTTTGTAGCGCTTCTGGATCTTTATCTTCAAGTTTGTACTTAATTGTCAGTGTTCGTGAAGGCAAGGTTTGATTAGTGATAATGCTGCCGACCTGAATTGATTCTGATTCAATGCCAACAGAAATCATCTCTCTACCTTCGACTGATAATGTTTGATAACCTCCAATAACACCTTCAAACAAGATGCCATCATAATACATAGCGGAAGTAGGAATGTACTCCGGTATGTATCGTTCGTTTTTTTGTGTGTCCATAAACGGATACATTTGGTTTTCCATGCCCTACCCCCTAAATTGCATATTTAAGTTAATTTCGTTGCCTTGGGCTTGGCTTATGTCGTCAAGAAAGGCAGAAAATTCGCTATTACCGATTCGAACATTAAATTGAGCTGGCTTGCTATTTGTTCCGTAGCTGACTTCATGCTGGACTTTAGTCTGGATCTGACTGTTGATACTTGTTAATCGGGAGCCGATATCGAAGTTAGTGGATAATCTATCACCCATCGAAGACACATTGTCTTGAACGGCACCAAATCCATTATCTAATCCACTGTTCAAACCTTCCATGATGGCATTACCAGCAGGAATCAGTAGTTTTTTATCAACTCTGATTGGTCCTTTGTGATCACGGATCCAATCGCCAATACCACCAATGAAGTCTTTCACGGCTTCAAATTTTTCTTTCAAACCTTTCAGAAAGCCATCAATGATAGCTTTACCAGCTTCTAGCAAATCGATATCCTTTATTTTGTCAAACCAGCCAAAAATATCAGTAATCAAATTCGATACACCTTCAACCATGTCTCCCCAAATACGAGAAGCAGTATCTTTGATCGATTGCCATGCGTTGCTTGCGGTTTCTTTAATGCTTTCCCAGATACCTGAAAAGAATTCTTTCAATCCGTTGAATATATTTTTTCCTGTGTCAAAAATCGCTTTGAAATATCCGATAACAATTTTAACTACTGCTAAAACAATTGTGGATATACTATCTTTAATGGTCGTCCATATCATGCTCAGGTCTTCTTTGAACCTATTGAAATCTCCAGTAACCAAGTCTATCAACAGTAAAATAGGAGCCATTATAACAGCTTTAATCAGTTCCCATGCTGCTCCAGCAATCGTCTTGATTTGTTCCCAAAGACCGATAAAGAATGTGATCATAGGAGAGAAAATCTCCATGACGCTTACAACGATTGGCGTTAAAAGCGCAATAATAGTGTCCCATACCGCCAACAAGGCAGTTTTCATCGTTTCCCAAGCAGCAGAAAATGTCGCCTTGATACTTTCCCACATTCCAATCCAAAAGTTTCTAAACTCCTCACTTGTATTCCAGAAGTATATGAACGCGGCTACCGCTGCTACTATTGCCGCTACTAATAAGATAATCGGGTTCGCTGCTATAATTCCAAACAAGGACTTCAACGGGCTCATAAGTCCAGAAATCACTTTACCGAGCTTAGGAAAGTCCGACCTTATAATTGCTAACCCGATTTTAAAGTCTTGAAGTTTAAGTATGAAAGTACCAATTACCAACAATGCTGGCCCAATCGCTGCAGCTAATAAACCAAATGTAATGATAGCCGTCTGCATCCACTTAGGAGCAGAAACAAACTTCTCAGCTAATCCACCAATATAATCAGCTACTGCACTGATTGCTGGCGCTAGAATATCCTGAATGACGATCGCTGCAGATTCAAGTGCACCCATCATCTGTTCGATTGAAGATTTCATATTGTCCTGCATCGTTCTTGCCATTTCATCTGCTGCTCCGTCGGATTGCTCCAGCGATTCCGTCAAAGCGCCTAATGAATCAGGTCCTTTGTCAATTAAAGCCATCATCCCAGAAAGGGATTCTTGACCATAAAGAGTTACCAGCGCCTGGTTCTTTTGTTCTTGAGTTAGCCCATCGAAAGAACTAGATAGTAGCGAAATTTGATCTTGCAAAGATATCATATTACCTTCGCTGTCATAAAACGAAACTCCTAATTCCTCCATAGTTTCACGCATAGCTTTAGTTGGCTTAGCAATCCTAGATAATGCCCCGCGCAAGGTTGTTCCTGCTTGAGAACCTTTAACACCTGCATCACTCATAATACCTATTGCTGCAGCCGTTTCTTCTATAGATAATCCCATAGCATTTGCTACAGGTGCGATATATTTCATCGCTTCACCCATGTCAGCCACTTCTGCGTTGGTATCAGCTGCGGCACGAGCGAAAACATCTGCGATATGTCCTGATTGATCTGCTTCTAAACCAAAGCCACGTAATGCAGTAGCCGCATTTTCAGAAGCTAACGCCACATCTCCACCGGAAACTGCTGCCAAGTCAAGAAGACCAGGCATTGCAGCCATTATTTCTTGCGCATCAAACCCAGCCGAAGCTAAGTTTTCCATGCCGTCTGCAGATTCTTTTGCACTAAATGCAGTTTTAGCGCCCAAATCAATAGCCTGATCTCTTAGTTCTTCAAATGCATCGCCGGTTGCGCCAGATATTGCTTTAACACGGCTCATTTGTTCCTCAAAATCACCGCCGACTTTGACTGCGGCAGTTGTTAATCCCAAGATAGGAAGAGTGACCGCCTTAGTCATCGTTTTACCAGCAGACGTCATAATACCGCCAACTGTTGACATAGTGCTTTTGGTATTATCTTGGAACTCTTTTACTTGATCCATAGCAGCGCTAAAAGTTGAACCAAAATTACTATCCGTTGCTTTTAAATAAGCTTCTACACTAAATTGTTCTATTTTAAGCCCTCCTTTCTCAAGAATTGGCTTTCATCATTAAGCCTTTCAGCTTGTTGTCTTGTATAATTGGAGTCTCATCTTCTTCAATTCCGAGTATTCTCTTTTCATTTCCTTCATAGTCGAAGAATTCTTTGAAATCATTAAATACATGAACCATTTTTGGCTTCTTAGCTGTACCGATATTCTTTTCAGCCTTCACTTGACGATTGACCCATGCTTTCCAGTGAATATCTCTCTCAACATCAAGTCTTCGCAATGCATAAGCCGTCATACGCAACTCATATTCCCAAATGGTCATACGCTCGATTTCTCGTATATCGCTCATGCCCAGCTTTCTCAAAGCGTTCAAGAATATTTCTTTATACGTTTCTTCGGATGATTTCTTTACCCTTGCTGTTCCACTTTGGCCATCCGCTGCTTGAAGTTTTTCGAAGCGAGCTTCCCCGCGTTAGAATCCGCAATCGCCTTGAGTACTTGATCGAACAAAGCTTCGATATCTTCAACATCATCGATATAATCATCTAGTTGATCCAAAGTAACTCGCTCATCTTCCGTTTTATTGGCCAATTCCAAAATTTTGGCTAGTGTGTTAGTGTTACCAGAATTAAGTTCCGGCAATACTCTAGCGGTCAGTCCGATGCCAAATTCCATATTGTCTTGTTTGACCGGCATATGTTTGTCAATCTCACGAATAAACTTTGTACCAAATTTAAAACCGTATGTTTTCTTGTCGATTACTAATTCCATTGATTCATCCTCCTAAAAATAAAAAGCACTCAATCAAGAGTGCTTAACCTTCTGGTGTTGCTTTCACAGTGTCAGTAAACACATACTGGACAACTTCAGCTTGTTCATCAGTTAAAGTTGCATATCCTTTTTGCTGGCGACCAAACACGCCGAATTCAAGAGATAATTCAACCGAATCTTCTGCGTTAGCCGATTCGCCGAAGCTTGTTAAGTACGCACGGGAGTATTTCGCTTTGTACTTATCTGCATTCTCTCCTGTCCCTTTTTCAGCTTTATCAATTTCCCAAACTTCAACAATTTCCCCATCATCGAAAGCTTGATCCATTTCTTCAATGTGCTCATCGCCTTTAGCAGCAATAGAAGTTGCGGTCAGCGTGTATTCGATATCTGCCAATGTAAGAATCGGACCATCCTTAGTTGCTGTAGAATCCGCACTTCGCGATTTGCCGTTCTCGTGTTCTGTTTGAAAAGCTAATTTCCAAGCAGCTTCTAGCTCTTTTTTGCTTAAAAGTCGATAAAGTAAGATTTTATCTTTTCCTTGTTTAGCTTCTGCCATTTGTATCTCTCCTATCTCATTCTAAATTCAAGCGATATAATCGCCCTTTTAAGTGGTGTGTTTGTGGAAGTGTCATCTCCCATTTGAATATCGCTAGCTTGTACGTTAAGCGCCCATGCATAGCCTTCTGTGGCTTGTATCTGCAACGCTTGGTTAAACAGTGCTGAAGCCATATCAGACACCTGTTTGCGTTTTTTCTGCAATCCCCACACGGATATGGTGAGATTAACCGTTCCTTTAATATCCGTTTTGTTTGGATCGTGAATAGTCTGGGAAGATTCTAACTCCACAAACGGATATTCAACTTCGTTCATCGGTTTGTAGTCATAAGTCTTGTAACCAAGCGCCAAACTTCTTGCAAACATTTCATCAAATAATGATTGATCTCTTGTTTTAATCATTTGAACAACCTCTGCATATCTTTCATAAAGATTGCTTTCTGCACGTTAAATGCGGGCCCGACAAATGCCTGCTTTGCCATAAATCTTGTACCATATTCAAGATAAGCCGCATATTCTGCCATCGGTGTGACTTTTCCTTGTAGCCCATCGTCTTCAAGTTTCATGACGATTGAACGTCTTAAGAAACCTGTATCAACTGGCGCTTTTTGTTGTGCAAGCTTAGCCATGTCAGCAGTATTCGTTTTAACAACCCTTTGCACATCTTTAAGCGTGGCGGCTTCTTGCAAATGTTTGAGTAGTTCATCTACGCCTTTGTAGCCCAATGAAACTTTCACTTCGCAACCACCTCCTGCACAATAAACGTATTCTTCAATCGCAGATTCCGCTCGGTGACAATCTCAAATTTCTGCGTTTCTTTGGTCAACTTGTTGTAAATCAGCACATAATCCCATTTTTTGGTGTACGGTCGCAGTAAGCGAATGACTTTTGCGCCTTGTTTGATATCCCCAAACAGCACCTTTGATCGGTCTGTGCCTAAATCAGTGACGTTGGCACGTAGTTTCGTTTCTTCTTTCGTTCCGTCAACGTGTTCGCTCAAATCGGTGTCATAGTATTCTCCGATTTCAACAACAAAAATTACTTTCGTGTCATACCTCATTTGAACATCACCACGCCACTTTTAGGTTTGCTAGTGTCGTTTTGTTTGTCGTTATAAGCAGCAATATCATCTTCAAAATCATCGAGCAATTTCCCATAAGATATTGATTCGCCTTCTTGACCGTAAGAGCTCATACCTTCATTCCCTTTACGATTAAAGCGTGTAATCGTGCACTCAATGACAATGTATTGCAAAGCCGCAGGAACGGCTTCTAAGAACCCTAATCGCACGCACAACTGGCTTGAAATTCGCTTGATGAAATCTGTAAGCTGAATGTCTAACTCTGTGTCATCAACTTCTAAAGACCGCTTCACTTCTTCTAAGATTTCTTCCATGACTGCCTCCTTTCAAAAATAAAAAGGCTAGTCGGATGACTAACCTTCGTTTGCAGCTTCTAACAATTTTTCATAGTCTGCTTTGACTTTCGCATCTTTGTAATCCACACCAAGTGCATCTAGTTCAGCTTTTAAGTCATCGATCGTCAGCTTGGTTTTTACAGGTTCGATAAAACCACCGCCTAAGCGTGCGAGATTCGCTTCGATTTCATCAGCCCGTTCTTTTGTGATGTCGATTGTGCTATCAACCTTGTACAAGTCTTTCGTGTGGATGTCCTTGAAAGTTTTCAACACTTTGTATTGTGCCAATTAAATCACCTTACCCTTCTGGAATTTCATCCGGTTGGATTTTCCCGAATGCAGCATCCTTAACGATCATAAAGCCGACATCCATTGTTGCACGCATAGCAACCAATTCTTGTTCAAATAGGTTAACATCTGTACCATCTTCGTTTTTAAGAGTAGACAATTGCGCATCTTCTGAAATCTTGAATGAAATGTTAAACGGAATACCATAGAACATTTGGTTAAAGTCCCCAGCGTACAACTCACCTTTGCCTAAAGCTTTCAAGTCAACAACAGGTAAGCCGTCAATAGTGTTGGTCGCACGATCGTAAATGAATTCAACATTGGTACCAACTGTTTGAGCTGCAGAGCGAAGTTCTGTACGATTTTTCCGGTTAGAAATAAATGCGTTCGGCTCAAATTCGTTTTCACCCAAAGCATCTTCTAATGCCAAAATGTTGTCATAAGTCAAAGGGCCGTTAACAACATTAGCCGCTGCAACTACAGACTCTTCTAAAGATTGCGGAAACGGATTGTCAGTGTTGAGCAACGCAGCTGCATCAAACTTTTTGTAGAAAGCTTCAGCAATTTTAGGCTGCATTACAGTGAAGAAATCTGACATTTTATAATGCAAGTACTCCCGAGAAACCGGAATAATTACACCGAGTTTTTTAGCGACCATAGTTGCTTGCAACCATTTAGGTTTAGATGTTTTGATCTTTTCACCTTCACCAACCCAGTACGCACCAGGACCTTCGGCAAAGTATTCAAATTTCTTTTCCTTATCTGTCATTTCTTCGTATTTCGCCAATTGCATTACTTTAGAGTTTTCCATGATGTCATTGATAATCAACGCATTGTATTTATCAGGAATCTTACCCTCTTTAGTTTCGTATACTGTTACGCTATCTGGATTCCATGTTTGTGCCATATCCTAATTCCTCCTATTTGATAATTCGATTTTTAGCAGCTAAATTAGCCACCGTTTGTTTTATTTCTTTGTCAGCTGTAAATTGACCGCCTTCACCTGGTGTAGATTGACGAGCATTTTCTTTTTTGATCTGAGATGCAAAATTAGTAATAACTGCAACAGCCTTTTTAGTAGCTTCTGCATCGTCTGAAACAATCAATCCGAGCAATTCATCGTCTTGCGGCAATCCTGCGCCTGAGAGCATTTTAGAAGCCTCTGACTTCATTTCGTTTAAAGTCTGTCCACGTTTCAGTTCAGCGATTTCGGCTTCTTTTTGCTCCAATTCATGTTGCAATTTTTCTTCCGCATTCATTTTTGCGAGCTTCTTAGCTTCTTCTTTTTTCGCTTCTGCTTCTTGTTCCCAACTTGCGCGAGCCTTTTTAGTTTCAGCAGCAACAATTTTCGCTAATTCGTCACGAGAAAATGTTTTGCCAGTTTCTTCCTTCTTTGTTTCATCTGTGGTGGTTTCAGTTGTTTCAGTCGACGTCGTTTCTTGAGAACCGCCATCTTGTTCAGCAAAGAATTGAAGTTTCATAGGCATTAAAAAACTTTTTTTCATGATTATTCCTCCACGGTTACGCCGCTACCCGATAATTTAACTAGTTACGCCAGTCAGTCGGAACAGCTTTCTCTTTAGTGCCTGTAAGCAGTAAGAAGGCATAATAAAAAGCCGTTAGCGAATGGGCTAAGGCTTTAGTTATCTTTTCTTTCTACATAAGGTGCGGTTGAACAGCGGCAAAAAGGGTGTAGATTGGGTGCGTTAACGCCTGGCTGCATATCCTTAACATTGAATATCTTTCCGCTTAGCGGATCGCACAGATTTTTGCACGCTGTTGGTTCGGCTATATAAACGTATTGATCTATTTCCGCATCACGATAGCTTTTCTCTTGAATCCCCGTCTGCACTCTTGTAGTCTCTGTTACCATCAACCGTTGCACATTAAACTTAGTGTTCTCTTTGCCCTCTTGAGTAAGATATTTGGCTAGTTCTGGTGCCAATTGCTTAGGATTGCGCCCCATCGTCACACTTCGGACAAGCAACTTATCCAAATCTGCTTTCAATTCCGCTTGATACATCCACAGATTGTCGCTGAATGTTGCGAATCCTTCCGCTCGAAACGAACTATTCAATACTTGCTCAACACGCTTGCCATAATCGCTCTTAGAAATAGTCATATCCAAAATGCCAGCTTGTCGTT